GATCCCAATGCAGTTTCCCCAGAAGGTGGCGATGAACACTACGCTAACTTAGCAGAATTTTTACCAGACAATGTGTTATCAGAAATGGGATCAGACCTTTCTCAAAAATACATGGACTACCAAATGGGTAGAAAAGATTGGGAGAAAACTTATACCACAGGTTTAGATTTATTAGGTTTCAAATACGATATGAGAACAGAACCATTCCAAGGAGCGAGTGGTGCAACTCACCCAGTACTTGCTGAAGCTGTAACTCAGTTTCAAGCTTTAGCTTATAAAGAATTATTGCCAGCAGATGGCCCAGTTAGAACAGCTGTGATTGGTGCTCCAACACCAGAAAAACAACAGCAGTCTCAACGTGTAAAAGATTATATGAATTACGAGCTCATGGAGAAAATGAAAGATTATGAGCCAGACTTTGATCAAATGCTATTTTATTTACCACTAGCGGGATCAGCTTTTAAAAAAGTTTATTATGATGAACTTGAACAAGCGCCCTCATCAAAGTTTGTACCTGCAGATGATTTGATTGTACCGTACACTGCTACCTCATTAGAAGATGCGGAAGCAATCATCCATCGGGTAAAAGTATCTAAAAACGAATTAAGAAAACAACAAGTTGCTGGCTTTTATAGAGATATAGAATTAGGCACACCTAGAAATGTTGAAAACGATGTAGAGAAAAAAGAAAGAGAATTAGAAGGACAAAGAAAAACTCAAGATGATGATGTTTATACTTTGTTAGAGTGTCATATTAATTTAGACCTAGAAGGTTTTGAAGATCAAGATCAATCAGGTGAACCTTCTGGAATTAAAATTCCTTACATTGTGACAATTGAAGAAGCGTCAAGAAATGTTTTATCAATTAAAAGAAACTATGAAATTGGTGATCCACAGAAAAAGAAAATAGATTACTTTGTACACTTTAAATTTTTACCAGGCTTAGGCTTTTATGGTTTTGGTTTAATTCACATGATTGGTGGATTGTCTAGAACTGCAACAGCTGCATTAAGACAATTGTTAGATGCTGGAACTTTATCAAACTTACCAGCTGGTTTTAAAATGCGTGGGATTAGAATTAGAGACGACGCACAATCTATTCAACCTGGAGAGTTTAGAGACGTAGATGCTCCTGGTGGAAACTTAAAAGATTCATTTATGATGTTGCCATTTAAAGAACCATCGGCAACGTTATTAAACTTAATGGGTATTGTTGTTCAAGCTGGCCAGAGATTTGCATCGATTGCCGATTTACAAGTTGGTGATGGCAATCAACAAGCCGCTGTTGGTACAACAGTTGCATTACTAGAACGTGGATCAAGAACAATGTCCGCTGTTCATAAAAGAATTTACTCTTCATTAAAGCAAGAATTCAAACTTCTTGCGAGAGTATTCAAGTTATATTTACCTCCGGAATATCCGTACGACATAGTTGGGGGTCAAAGGATGATTAAACAAGCAGACTTTGATGATCGGGTAGATATATTGCCAGTTGCTGACCCTAACATCTTTTCTCAAACTCAGCGTATTTCCCTCGCGCAAACAGAGTTGCAGCTGGCAACTTCTAATCCGCAAATGCATAACTTGTATCAAGCGTATAGAAATATGTACGAAGCGTTAGGCGTAAAAGATATTGATACGTTATTAGTTAAACCACAACAACCACAACCTTTGGATCCAAGTTTAGAAAACATCATGGCTCTTTCAGGAAAACCTTTTCAAGCTTTCCCTGGTCAAGATCATAGAGCTCATATAACTTCACACTTAAATTTCATGGCAACTAACATTGCTAGAAATAATCCGATGGTTATGGCAGCGATGGAGAAAAATGTTTTTGAACATATTAGTTTAATGTCTCAAGAACAGATAGAATTAGAGTTTCCACAAGAATTAGCGCAGATTGCACAGATGAGTCAGATGGCTCAACAGAATCCACAGCTTCAACAACAGGTAATGCAGATGTCTCAGAAGATAGAAGCAAGAAAAGCTGTGTTGATTGCAGAAATGATGGAGGAATTTTTAAAAGAAGAGAAATCAATTACCTCTCAATTTGATAATGATCCAATTGCGAAGCTAAGAGCGAGAGAGTTAGACCTTAGAGCGATGGATAATGAGCGTAAAAAAGTCGAAGGACAGGAAAAAATAAATTTAGATCGTATGAAAGCGGTAATGAACCGTCAAGAACACGAAGACAAGCTTCAACAAAACGATAAATTAGCTAATTTAAGAGCTGATACATCAATTGAGAAGACAATACTAGGGAAGACTATGCCAAATGTTGACAAAATGATACCAAGTGTTGAAATTGAGAAATACAAAGGAGAAAACAGATGACATTAAACATCAAAAAAGCGATAAAAAAACCTGGAGCATTAAGAAAATCTCTAGGGGTCAAAAAAGGTAAAACAATACCCGCTTCAAAGTTAAAAGCAGCTGCTAAAAAACCAGGAAAGCTTGGACAAAGAGCAAGATTTGCTATAACATTGAAAAAGTTACGAAAAAAATAAGGAGAAACAATGGCTAAAAAAGAAGAATCTTTTAAACAGTCTGATCTTAACATTCCTTCTCAAAATGTAGAGTGGGATCCGAGATCTGAAACTAACGCTGATGGAATACAAAGAAACGTAATTCCAACTGGTGATAAAGTTGAGGTAAAAGGAACTAAAAGAATGTTAAAATCTAAAAATAAAACTGCTACTTGGTACTAGTATGGCATTCCCAATTTTAGGAGCCCTTAAACTAGCATTAAACGCTGGTTCGCACATTTATAAAAAACGTCAAGAGACAAAAATGGCTATGGCGGATGCTCAACACATGGCAGCCACTAAGATGGCCCGAGGCGAGAGCGAATACCAGGGCAAACTTTTAGAAGCCCGACAAAACGACTACAAGGACGAGGTCGTTTTATTGATTCTCACGTTGCCCATTTTGGTGCTCGCATATGGGGTCTGGTCGGACGATCCGCTGGCTATGGAGAAGATAAAAATCTTCTTCGAGCATTTCCAGGCACTGCCGAGCTGGTTTACAAATTTATGGATTCTTGTCTGCGCGAGTATTTTTGGTATAAAGGGCACACAAATCTTTAGGAACGGTAAAAAATAAGCTAGACAACTATAATTAAAAACAATATAAATAGAACAAGGAGAAAAACTTATGAGACAAAATGGTGTTAGATCAAATGTTAGATTCCCATACAAAAAAGGTGGATCTGCCAAAAAGAAAAAACAAGGTTACGCAGCTAGAGAAGATGAGTCTTTAGGAATGAGACGTGGAAAAGAATCTGGTAAGAAACAATCTATGAAAGCGCGTAGAGACGAATCTTACGGAGCTTGGGGAAAAAGAAAACCTAAGTTCGGTCGTAAAAACAAAGTTAATAAATAGGAGATAATATGTCTTTTAAAAATACACAACAAAAAGGAAATATTGTTAAGGGAAAACTTAAATCCCAAAAAGAACTTAAGGATATTACTGATAGCGACGAATACAAAGCAGCTGGCTACCACGAAAAAACTGAAATGTTAAATCGTGCGACTCATAGAAGAGGTGGAAAAGCTAAGAAGAGAAGAAACACTAGAAGAGAAAACAGATTAGAAGAACTTGGAAGAGTAGATGCTGAGAGAGCTTACTCAAGAAAAGGTAAAAGAAATTTAAGAGACGAGAAGAAAAGAATCGTTAGAGAATTAAAATCTTCTGGTGGAGGCGTTAAATCAAGAGGCGCAGCTAAAAGAGGTTTTGGTCAGGAGATCAGATAATGAATAGAAGAGGAATCAATACTTCTATCTTAATTAAAAACGGACCTACAAGTGCAGGTAATGGAAGAGGAATAACTCCTCCGACTCCAGCTAGTTCAGGTTTGTCTCCAACTGGTTCTGCTCATGCAGTCCCAATCAATATAACTAAAGGTAGACAATCTACTAACTTTGATGGTTCCACTAAGAATATCACTTTAGTTGGTGCACGATCTAAAGTTTAATGGCTAGAAAAAATATCCAAAAAATACTTAAACAAATGAAAGGTGGAAAAAAGAAAAAACCACCTGTTAAATCTTCTGGCACAATTGCTTTAGAAGGTAGAAAACATTTTTCTAAAGGTTCCGAAAAAGAAAATTCTATGGTGAAAGAAGCTCAGAGAAATTATATTGGAAGTTATGTACATGGGGATCTAGGTGGAGTAAATGTAGGAAATAAATCTTTACAAGCATGGTATTCTAATCCCGGCTTTAAGATGCCTAAAATATAGATGCCTTTTAAGTCTGAAAAACAAAGACGTTATTTGTGGAAAAACGAACCTAAGATAGCGAGAGATTGGACGAAAACATACGGAAGTAAACCAGTAGGAAAGAAAAAGAAAAGGAAGAAAAATGGACGAACTAACACTAATAAGTAAGATACAAAGAAATTTAAAAGAACAATACCAACAAATAGGCGACGCCATGATAGCCGGGGGTATTGACAATATGGAAAAATATAAATATATGATGGGACAGGCGCATGCCTATTTAAAAATATCACAGGACATCTCTACCCTGCTAAATAAAAAGGAGCAAAATGAAAAAGGAAGTGTCATCAAATTCAGCACCAAAGATTAAATATGCTTTGGCAGAAAAATACGATCAAGAATCTAAAGAGCAATATCAAAAAGAAGTAGACGGCTACGAACGTTTAAAATCTAAAGAATCAGCTAAATTACCAAAACCAACTGGATGGAGAATGTTAGTTCTTCCATTTAAAATGCCTGAAAAAAGTAAAGGTGGTTTGTATTTTGGTAAAGA